CGGCACCGGCGTCACAAACGGGCAGCACGTCACTGCGTACGGTACCGGGTCGGGCGGTGTTGGCACGTACACGGTCAGCGATGCGCAGCTACTGACAAGCCGCACGTTTACAGGCACGCTGATTTCTAAGCTGATTGTTGACAATCCTGGCGTGTACAACTTTCAATTCAGCATCCAGTTTGCCAACACGTCAGCTACTGAGTACGACATCGAGCTGTGGTTTCGCAAGAACGGCGTCGATGTCCCCAAGAGCAACAGCCGGTATACGATACCTTCTAAGCACGGCTCATCAGATGGACACCTGATTGCAGCGCTGAACTATGTGATTGAAATGGCCGCCAACGACTACATGGAGCTGATGTGGTGGTCGCAAAATTCATCGGTCTACATCGAGACTCAGGCAGCTAAAACCGGCCCTGACCGTCCGGCTGTTCCGTCGGTCATCATGACGGTTTCATACTTGTCCTGCCCGACAATCATTGCGTAAAGGTTTGCTATGGCTACGATTTCGCCCACCCCAAAGCTGCAATTCTTGGATGCTAATGGCGACCCGTTGTCGTATGGGCTGCTGTATACCTACGCCGCCGGGACGACTTTTCCTGCGGTAACGTACACGACCGCTGCGCAAACGACCGCCAACACAAACCCGATTGTTCTGGACGCACGCGGAGAAGCAAACGTCTGGCTAACCGCAGGGTCGGCGTACAAGTTTGTTCTTCAAAACTCGTCAGGCGTTTTGCAATACACGGTCGACCAGTTGACTGCTGCGGGCACAATGTCTACGCAAAACGCCAACGCAGTCGCGATTACTGGCGGCACAATCAGCGGCGTCACTATCAGCGGCCCGATTACGGGCACGGTAACAGGTAACGTAGTTGGGGACGTAAGCGGCAATTTGTCCGGAAATGTTGTCGGCGGCACCGTATCAGCCACGTCGTACAACGGCGGTCAACTTGCGGGTCTGCGCAACAAGATCATCAACGGCGCTATCAATATCAATCAACGCAAACCCGTAGGTATTTCTAACGACACAGGCAGCGGTACTTCAACGCGATCTAACTCTGTGGTTATGCCGGATAGATGGTCTTATGTATCAAACACCACAGCAATTTTGAAAGTATCTCAAGAAGCAGCAGCGCCCACTAATTCAGGTCTAAATTTTAGCCTAAATTTGTTTACGTCAACCGCTGATGCTTCGCCAGGCGCAACAGAATATTTTTCTGTAGTTCAAGTCATTGAAGGGTACGAAATAAAATCTTTGGTTAACAAGACGTTTACACTGTCGTTTTGGGTGAAGTCTGCTGTTACCGGGTCTTATTCAATTGCCCTTTGGAATGGCGCTTGGGCCGGGCTGCAAGATCGTTTTTATGTAGCAGAATACACTATATCTGCTGCTAACACGTGGGAGTACAAAACAATTACAATTGCCGATGGGCTACCATCATCGGGGTCATATTGGAATTTTGAGTATTTAGCGGGGCTTACAGTCGCATGGAATTTGTACGCTGGCAGCACATATAGAACTTCTGCAACTAATTCATGGGACATTACCCCCATATTGGCGTCAAATAGCCAAGTAAACGCTATTGGAACAAATGGCAATGTGTTTGCGCTAGCGGGAGTGCAATTAGAAATTGGCTCAGTTGCTACTCCGTTTGAAAACCGACCATTTCCGCTAGAACTAGGTCTGTGCCACAGATACTATGAAAAATCGTTTGTCTATAGTGCGGCTCCAGTTCAGAATTATGGAAGCACAGAAAATGCAGCATATGGAATAGCGGCGTTTCCAAACCAAGCATTTGCTGCTAATGTAACTTTTACGAATTCAAAACCTCTTAGTCCTGGCGCTACTGTAGTCACGTACGCGCCTGATGCGCTAACTGCCAACTGGTCCACCAACACAACAACACCCACGGCTACGGTAGTAAATCTTGGTGATCGCGGGTTTGCAATTCGTGGGAGTACGTCTACATCTGCTGGCAACGCTTATTCAATCCATTGGTCCGCTAACGCGGAGCTATGACATGCCCATTACCGCCAAAACGCTAGTCGAGTCCAAAGCAGTTGAGCAGGTGCAGACAACACAGTACACTGTCGCTACCACTGCCACGATCATCGACAAGTTCACCGTGGTTAACTACAGCGCTGCGGCGCAGACGATCAGCGTCAATGTCGTGCCGGCGGGGCAGCCTGTAGCAAGCAGCAACTTGATCGTACAAAACAAGGTGCTACAGCCTAGGGAAGCGTACACGTTTCCTGAGATCGCAGGGCACATTCTGAACTCGGGCGACTCTATTTCTACACTTGGCAGTCTTGCCGCGTCAATGAGCTTGCGCGTCAGCGGCCGCGAGATCAGCTAGGAGAACGGCATGAATTTATTTGAGTTTTTAGGCGAGGCCGGACAAGGTTTTATCGACCTTGGCAAAGATTTGCTTGGTGCAGTCGGTCAGATCGTAGATTTGGTCGTTGACCCAATAGCTAATGCTCTTGGCGTACATCCTGACGTCGTAAAAATAGCTGCGGCGGCTCTTGGCATGTATTACTCAGAAGGTATTGGTTTTGTTGACGAAGTGACCGGCGTCGCAGTATCCGAAGCTGCGGTGGCAGATATTGTAGGGTCTAGCGGCGTAGAGGCGTTAGCGGTAGCTAATAATTTAGACGACGCAATTTCACTTGCGGAAGCTGTTAACCCTAGCCGGGTCCCTATGCTTTCGTACAAACGAGCGTACTTGCTAGACAATCCTGGCGTTACGTATGCAGATCTTGCGCGTCCGCCAGCATACTGGCCGACTGCGGCGGAGAAAGCCGAAGCGCTGGCGGCGGCAAGTGGCGCTGTCGCAACTCCGGTCGCCACCGCGCCGCTCGCCACGATGGGCGCTGCAACCCCCTTGACTGCGGCAGAGCTTGCCGCTGCGGACGCCAGCGCAGGATTGTTGGGGTCGTCTAACGCGCTTGCGCCTGCTGCTGCTGGCACAAACGCGCTAACGGCGGCAGAACTTGCGGCTCTTGACGCAGGTCTTGGAGGTGTTACGGCCACGCTGCCCGCAGCTGCTACAAGCACTTTGTCAGCGGCAGAACTTGCGGCCCTTGACGCAGGTCTTGGGGGTGTCAGCACGGGCTCAAACGCACTTGCAGCCGGGGCTTTTGACGCGGCGTCGGCGTTAGAGACGCAGCTTGGTGCTGGTGCTGGTGCTGGCAGTCTTATGGGACCGCCAGCGGCAGGAGATGTAGGGGCCGGCACCATCAGCGGCTACGGCGGCGCAGGTGACGTCCTTGACCCGGTAACGGGCGCCGTTATTAGCGGCGCGGACGCTGCGGCCATTACTAATGCAGGGTTCAATCTTAGCGATTTCGCCAAGTTTGCTAAAGACTATGGCGTTCCTATTTCCGCGTTGATCAGCGGCATTACCGGCTCTCAAGCCGCTACCAACGCTGCCGAAATTCAAGCGCAGTCGGCTCGAGAGGCCCGAGCGCTTGCGGAGAAGATGTTCAACGAGCAGAAAGCGCTGCAAGAGCCTTATCGCGCGGCGGGCATCACGGCGCAGAACCAACTCCTCAACCTGCTCGGGCTGTCGGGCAACACAACGGCTGCTGAATACGGCAAGTACGCACGCCCGTTCGGCATGGCAGACTTCCAAGCCGATCCAGGCTATGCGTTCCGGTTGAGCGAGGGCATGAAGGCGCTCGAGGCCAGCCGCGCCGCTCGGGGCGGCTTGCTGTCAGGCGCTACCGGCAGGGCGTTGCAGCGCTACGGCCAGGAGATGGGTGCGCAAGAGTACACCAACGCTTTCAACCGCTATCAAACCGAGCGCGCCAATAGGCTCAACCCGCTGGCTGGTTTGACGGCATCGGGCCAAGCGGCAGCAGCAGGCCAAGCGGCCAACGCAGGCAACTACGCCACCACCGCTGGCAACCTGATTACCGACATCGGAGCGGCGCAAGCAGCAGGCAGCATTGGCTCGGCCAACGCCATCACCAACGCGCTCAATCAATTTGCGCGGTATAGTGCAAGTCAAAATCTGGCTAACCAGATCCGGTCGTCTGTTTACGCCCCGGCTATACCTTAAGGATACATCATGCCAATCCAACCCGGACTCGCGCTGCAAGTCAAAGGTCTTGAGCTGCCCGATCCGCTGGCGATGCAAGCGCAGGCCACGCAGATCCAGAACGCGCTCCAGCAACAGCGCATGGGCGAGATGCAGATGCAAAACGCCATGCGTGAGCAGCGCCGCGCTCAAGAGCTTGAGAGCATCATGTCAGGCGTTGCGCCTGACGCTCCCGCAGCCGACGTCGCCAGTAGGCTACAGAAAGGCGGCTTCTTCCAGCAAGCCGGCCAGGTGCTTCAGCAAGAAGCCACTCGCCGCAAAACAGAGCGTGAAGAGGAACTTGCTAAGCTCAACGTCATTAGTAAAAAAGCTGAGCTGATGGGACGTATGTTCGTCGGCGTCAAGGATCAGCAGTCGTACAGCATGGCGCGTCAGCAGGCCATTCAGCGCGGGTTCGGCACCGAGCAGACCATTCCTGAAGCCTACGATCAAGCGACTGTTGATAACGTGATAAAAGGTTCAATCGCTGTCATAGATTCTGTGAAGAACGAGCTTGACCGTCGCAAGACCGCAGCGACTGAAGCGACAGCCAAGGCCGCTGGGGTGCGCGCGGAAGCAGCAGCATCGCAAGCCGCTACGGCAGCGGATAGAGCAGCGTTTGAGCGCACAAACCCTGGCTTCACCATACAAGAGACTGACCAAGGGCTGTTTAAGGTTAACAAGCAGACCGGCGTAATGGAGCCGTTGATGTTTGAGGGCGCGCCTGTAAAAGCGCCAGAGCGACGCCCACTGGTTCAAGTAACGCCTGGCGAATCTGCGTTTAACCAAGCCATTGGCACTGGCTTAGGAAGACAAGTTGTAAAAGACCTAGAAGCGGCACAAACAGCTCCGTCTATTGCAAACCGTGCAAACAGTGTGTTGACTGCGATTGACCAAAATAAAGCATTTGTTGGCCCGGCGTCCGAATTTAAGCTGCAATTGGCGCGCGCGCTTAATGTGACGGGCAAAGGCCCATCGGAACAGATTGCGGCTACCGAAACTCTTATAGCTGACTTGAAACAAGCTGTGATTGACGCAATCAAAGCGTCAAATCTTGGTACGGGCAACGGGTTTACTAACAAAGACTTGGACTTTTTGGTCAAAGCAAAAGCGGCTGACATTGCAAATGACCCAAAAACTTTGGCGGAGTTTGCTCGGCGCGCGTATCTAACCGCTGAAGAAGCAGCAAAACTTGGCACAAAGATAGTTGAAAATAACGAGCAAGTTAAACGACAGTACCAAGGCAGAAGTTTTGAAGTGCCGCCGATGTTTCAGTCGTCTGGCAAGTCAGGGGTGCGTCGCGGCACAGCGGCTGCCGCAGAAGACGGCGGACGGCGGGAGATTGCGCCTGGCGTATTCGTAACTGAGAGGCCGTAATGCCTAAATACACGCTAGAAGTTGGCGGCAAAACGTATGACATCGAGTCAGATCGGTCGCTATCTGATAGCGAGCTATCGTCATACGCATCCAAATTAGGCGAAAGTAAAGTTGCAGGCGTCGGCGCCGCTACGGCGATTCCATTTATCCCCGAGCAAACCCGGCAAGAGCTTGCTGAAACAGAGCGAAACATCCGAGGTGGCGTGGCGCGCGGCCTTGGGTCTGTAGCCGCCACAATCGGATTGCCGCAAGCCGCGCGGGCATTAGGAGCGGTAAACGCACCCAACCGCGAAGACATGGACGCTTATCTTGCGCGTACCATGGGCGTTGACCCAGGGTCAACCGCGTACAAGGGTGGTCAAATAGCCGCTGAAATTGGCGCAGGACTGCCCGTACCGCGCGCTGTCGGCGCAATTGCTGCGCGCGTCCCCGGCCTAGCGCCCTACGCTCCTGCCATTAGTTCATCTGGTTTTAATCCCGGTGCGCTAACGGGCGTGCAAAATTTGTTGGCGCGTGTTGGTGGCGGCGCAATTGGCGGCGGTACGGCAGCAGCGATTGTCAACCCAGAAGACACTTTGGCCGGCGCTGTGCTTGGGTCTGTACTGTCCCCAGCAACTCAATTGGCGTTAGGCGCTGGTCGCACAATTGCAGATCGGTTTATTGATCCAGCAATCGGAGCGGCCAACGCGCTTGTTAAAGCTGGTGGCGAGGAATTGGCGAACGCGCTGCGAGCAACACGCGGCATGAAGACTACGCCGGGCTTTAAGCCTACTCTAGCCGAACGCGCGATTGAGGGCGGCGTCGAGACGCCGGCGCTTGCAGCGATGGAGCGGCGGCTTCAAGAATTGCCGGTGGAAGAGCAAAGAGTATTTGAGGCCAACAAAGCTCGCGTCGTTGCGTTGAAAAACGAATTGGCGTCTATTGAAGCTGAGTTTGCCAAACAAGGCGCGGCAGTCACGCCAGAGGCTACTGCTGAGCTGAACGCAGTGCGCAGTTCGCTACAACAGCGGCTAGCCGCAGAGCAAACTCAACTTAACAAACTGGCCGAGCAGTTGACCGCCGGGCTGAAGAAGACCGGACCGCTTGTACCAGGTGAAGAGCTATCTGCGCGAGCGCAAGCTCTAAAGACTGAAACCCGACAAAAAGTAGTTGCGCCTGCGTATGACGCGGCGTTTAAGGCAGCGGGCGATACGCCGATTGATGTTAGCGGCGTTGTCGCCAGTGCAGAGAACATCCTTGGCAGGCCATTGACAACTTGGGAGCCTAGCACTGCGCCTCCGATTGTTCGGGCGCTGCTAAAATTAACGCCCAAAGAGCGAATTGCCCCTGCTGTGCCAGGCATGGCTGGACAAGGCGCTGTGTCGGCAGGACCGCCTACAACGACATTAAGTGAGCTTGACGCCATTCGCAAGGTCATCAACCAAGAGGTTACCGATGCGGCGCGGGGTACGTCGTCTCTATCGGCATCAGAAGCGCGTAACTTGATGGAGCTTCATAGCGCCATCGATAACGCTATCGGATCCAGCACCACGCTGTCTGATGACGCTAAGCGGTTGTATTCCACCGCACTAGAAACGTACCGCACGCAGTTTGCGCCTCGATTCAAAAGCGGCGAAACAGCGCGGCTGTTGCAGCCGTCGGCATTTAATGAGACGCGGCTGATGCCCGAGGATGCTGTCGGTAAATTTTTGGCTGATGAAACTAACGCGCGGCAGTTCGTCACGACATTTGGCAACGACCCACAAGCCCGCGCGGCTATGGCAGTGGGCGTCGAAGACATGTTTAGAAAAGCCGTTGTTGATCCAGTAACGCAGCGCGTTAAGCCTGACGCTGTAGCTAAGTTCTTGCAAACCAACGAGCGTCAACTAGACACCCTTGAGCAAGGCGGGCTGAGCATCCGCAATCGTCTTGAGCAAGTGCAACAACAAGCCGCCAATCTTGCTAAAGGGTTTGACAACTTAGCGGCGCTTAAAACGCAGTTTGGCGGTGAGACTGCGCAAGATGTTGTAACTAATTTGCTGAAAGAGCCTTCGCGTATGCGTGCTGCGCTACAGCGCATGGATGACGGCGCAAAGAGTGCGTTAGCGCGTGAGACGTCTGATCGCGTGTTGCGTCAGATCAGCGATGGACGCCCGCAGGACGCGCTGAAATTCTTGTCGGACAACAAAGCATCCGCCATGCAGGCGCTTGGCGGCAAAGGCGTCTATCAAGACATGGTGGATCTGACTGAGCAAGCCATACAACTTCGAAAAGTTCAGACGGAGTTGAAAGGCGTGCCGTCGTTTGCCGCTGTGGAAAAGACAATACAAGATTTTGTGCCGAAATTGTCCCCGACTGAATTTGATTCGTTGGCTACAGTTGCGCGTGACATTGCACGGGCGCAAAAGACTAGCGCGTTGGCGGACATCGGTACCAAGGCGCCAGCGCCTAAGCCCGGTAAGGCCGCGACTGAAGCCGCAGAAGAGACAGGTTTTAAGTTGCCAACCTACTTTGACACAGCGGCTACAACTGCGCGATCGGTTTGGGCGGGGCTGGAAGGCCGCGTCAACAAGCGTGTTGCTGCACAGTTGACCGAGTTTATGTATCGAGATCCCGATGCGGCTATCGACGCAATCGAAAAGGCGCGCCAGCGCGCGACCGCTCGAAAAGCCTTTACCGACCGTGCGGGTCGCGCTACGACTGCCGTAGGGGCGCAAGCAGCGGAGCCGACAAGAAACATGTTTACATTTGAACAAGAATCTGAAAATGCCCTTGCGAGGTAACGATGGCATCAGCAAACGAAGTGGAGGCTCGCTTGAACACGCATGAAGCGGTGTGCGCGGAACGATGGACTGAGACGATCCTGCGCATCAAGCGGCTGGAGCATATCTTGATTGGCACTGCGGGTGCGATCATCATGCTACTTTTGGGGCTTGTGTTAAAGGTGTGACATGCTGGACCCAATCAGTCTGTTGGCGACTGCGACTGCCGTCTTCAATGGACTGAAGAAGGCGGTGGAGCTGGGGCGTGAGGCCGAGGATGTGTTCGGCCAGCTCGGCAAGTGGGCCGGCGCCGTCAGCGACCTGCAAGAGTGGATGAACGGGCAGCAGAACACCAAGCCCCCGCTCTTTGGGCGTCTTGTTTTTAACAAGTCTGCGACCGTCGAAGCGTTTGACGCCTACGCCGCCCAGGTCAAGATCAAGGAGATGGAAAAGACGCTGTACCACTGGTTCCACTACGGGCCGTTGCAGCATCTAGGCCGAGACGGCTACGTCGAGTTTGTACAGATGCGCCGACGCATCAAAGAGCAGCGCGAGAAGATGGTTTACGAACAAATCAGGCGGCGCAAGAAGTTCATCAAAAATGCAAGCGATGCAGGCTTGATACTTGTCACTGTCGGTCTAGGTGGGATCATTCTGTTCCACATCGTCATGTTCATCGTCGACAGGTGGCCCAAATGAACTACATTTTTGGCATCATCGTCTTGCTCATCGCTGTCTTGATGTTAGCCCTTGCGGAGGTAGCGCGCTGATGGCCCCGATCATTGCAGGTATCGTCTCTACTCTCATCCAGAACAACCTGCCCAAGGTCGCGCAAGCGGTCGTGGACAAGGGGCTTGACTACGTTCAAGAGAAGACGGGCGTTGAACTCAAGCCCGACATGAACGCCGAGGACATCACGCGCCTGCGCGAACGCGCGATGCAGCATGAAGAGTTCATGGTCGAGCAGGCGAACAAGAACACGGCAGACGCCCGCGCGATGCAGATCGCGGCGCTCATCAACGGCAACAGCATCAGTAAGTCGTTCGTTTACGTGCTGGCTACTTTCTGGTCTATCGTCGCAGCCGGCTACATCTTTCTGATCACGATGGTAAAAATCCCGGCTGACAACGTGCGCTTTGCCGACACGGTGCTGGGCTTCATCTTGGCGACCGTGGTCGCAACCATCCTTAACTTTTTCTTTGGCAGCAGCGCCGGCAGCAAGGCCAAGCAAGATACGATTGAGAGCAAGAAATGAAAGAGAACTGGAGCGCGGCGCTTGCGGCGGTGCTGCATCACGAAGGGGGTTTCGTTCATCACAAGGACGACCCAGGGGGCATCACCAACCACGGCTGCACCAAGGCGACGTGGGAAAAGTGGTGCGGGCATCCCGTGACCGAACAGGACATGCGCGATCTCCAGCCCAGCGACGTGGCGCCGCTCTACAAGGAGCGCTATTGGGACAAAGTGCGCGCCGACGATCTGCCGGCGGGTGTTGATTACGTGGTCTTCGATACCGCCATCAATTCAGGCCCAGGCCGCGCGGCCAAGCTCCTGCAAGAAGTGATCGGCGTGACGCCGGACGGCGCGATCGGCCCCATGACGCTGAAGGCCGTCGCTGCCATGCCGGCGGCGGACGTCATCAACAAGTTCCAAGACAATCGTCTTGTCTATCTTCAGACGCTACCCACTTGGCCCACGTTTGGTCGGGGCTGGACGCGCCGCGTCGAAGAAGGTCGGGCTGCGGCACTACAGATGTCTCAATGAGCTTGTTGATGTACCACTGAGCCTTCCGCAAGTCCTCAACGCCATTCTTTTGTTTCCAGCGCCACAGGTATTTGATGGCGTTTGCGGTGCAAACCGCATCAAGCCCTTCCAGTCCTGCGGTCGCTGACGCGAGCGCGTCGATGCACTCGACGCCGCCGCGTGTGTAGTGCGGCGGGTGATTCACCATGTCTACCATTTTGCTTCTCCTAAATCAATCATCATATCCTCTGGCGTGGGGGTAGGAGGTGGGCCGCTTGGACGGATCAGGTGTGTCGGAAACGGCCACTGCGGGCGGGTGTCGGACGATGGACCAGAATTGTTGCTGTCGGATTGCGACGTGCTGCGCAATGTTGGCTTGCTCAAGTTTGATGAGGGCATTTCGTACTCCACTTTCGGACACTAAAAAACGTGCGCTCAATTGTTGCACGCTAACTGGTGACTTGTGCGTGCGCAAGTAGCGCTCAACCTTCTCGACTAACGTCATCTTGAATTACCAGTTGATTGCGAAGCATGCGCGCCTCGACCGTGATGTCCGAGCACAGCTCACGCGCACGCATGAAGTTGCGTTCGTTGGTAGCGGCCCATAGCTCCTCCACCATGCGCTTCAAATTTAAATAGCCTTCGCTGTAATCGATCATCGTCCTACCTCTGAGATGCGGGTTAGTTCCTTGGCCTTGGCCCACTTGGCATGGTACTCGGGTAGCTCCGACGGCGGCACCCAGCCATGACGGCGCCATGTCTTGGTGACGTCGGTTGCCACGCCTATGGCGTAGAGCACGTCGCGCGCTTCAAGAGATCCAGCCGCTCCCGGGTAGTGCGTAACGCTGCTGCCCGCATATGCATACGCTCGATCAATGACACCCGTTTCTTGCCAGCCAACTCTGCTTCGATCAGTTCCCATAGTTCACTCTCCGTTAGTTGATTAAGCCTTCGTTGAAGTTCGCGCCAGTTCACATCGTTTCTCCAGTTTTGCAATCTCCGCGAGCACCCGGTTGAGCGCGCGCTGGGCGGCGTTGAACTCCCGCTGCCGTATGCGCGCCTCGGCCCGAGCGGCCTTGAGCTTCTCGTTCCATCGGTTCATTTGAGCGCCTCCAATGCCATATCAGATACCTCTCGTTTCTCATGTAAAGCCTTCCAGATCGTCTCGTCGACCGTACCCTCGGTCGTGAGCACATAGTTCAACACGTCATGGCGCTGGCCGCCTCGGTGCAGCCGACCGACCGCCTGCTCGTAGAGCTCCAGCGACCACGGGAGCGACATCCACACCATGCGCGATTGCCCTTGCAGGTTAAGCCCATGCCCGGCAGACGCAGGGTGGACCGCCAACATCTCGATCTGCCCCGCGTTCCACCGCGCAATCGAGTCGTCGTTCACTAGCGTCTGCAAGCGCGGGAAGCGCGCCTGTAGCCCGGCAAGCTCTGCCTTGAACTGATACCAGACGAGCATGGGTGCACGCTGGTTCTCGGCGTGCAGGTCCGCGACCGCATCGAGCTTGTGGTCTGACAGCCAGACGGTTTGTCGGTTCGTGTCGTAGACAAACCCAGCGCTCATCTGCTGGAGCTTGGACGTCACCGCAGCAGCGTTGGCGGCGATGACCTCGGCGTTGGGGTAGATGAGCGCCATCTCGCGTTTCAACGTCTTGTAGGGCTCCATAGGCATCTGGAGCTTGATCGGTAGCGTATGCAGCGGCGGCAGGGTGTCGCGGTACTCGTGCGACTCGAGCACGTACGTCCACGGTCGGATACGCTGCATGACCGCCTCGAGCGCGCCTGGTAGCGGCACGTAGTCGCCGAAGTCGCGATTGATGCAGTGGAAGTATTGCTGCAAGAAAGCGCCCTTGCTGCGGCCCAGCATGGTCTGATCGACGATCTTGCACTGGCCGAACACGTCTTCGAGGCCGTTGCTGGTGAAGCTGCCGGTCAGCCCCCACCGGATCTGCATGGGCTCGATGACCTTGTGGAGCGCCTTGAACCGTTTGCCTGACGGGTTCTTGAGCCGCGTCAGCTCGTCGAACACGACCGCATCGAAGTTGAGCTTCTGCTCAGACAACCAAAGCAAGTTGTCGTAGTTGGTGACAACCACTGGCGCGGTGGACGCAAGCGCTCGCGCTCGTTGCGCCGGCGAACCGACGGCGACTGCGACCTCAAGACCTGGCGCCCAGAGCGCGGCTTCTGTCGGCCAGACCGACTGCGCGACCCGCAGCGGCGCGAGCACAAGAAAGCGCTTGGCGTGCCGCTCGTCCAGCATCGCCTTCATGGCCGTGAGCGCGGTAGCGGTCTTGCCAGCGCCGACCCACGCTAGGATCATCGCGCGGTCGTTGGCGAATAAGAAGTCTGCGGCCTCGTCTTGGTAAGGTCTAAGCCGCATTTTTTTCTTTCAGCTTTGCTTCGATGGCGTCAACAAGCCAATTCACAGACCTGTCGCCTTTGACCATCGTTCTGGAAAGCTCGTCATTCTCTTCATCCGTCAGCCCGACCCATTCTCTCGGCTCCGTGTAGAGAGGCACCGTATGCGGCGGGTCTGGCTCCATCACAAAACAGTCCGGCCAACCGTGGATGCGCTCGTCAACGTAGGCGACAGGCTTACCCGGAGCCGCCTGCTCAAGCGAGAACGCCTGCCCCATCTGCTCTGCCGTGTATGTGGTGATCGACCCATCAGGCCACCGAACCCATACCCCGCCGTCAATAGATGTCGTATAGACCCGGCACAACTCGTCGCTTTCCATGCACCGGACATATGTTCCGCGCCGGTACGGCTTTGGTGCTGCTGGCGGTTCTGTGTACAGCGGCACAAAATCAGGCAGGCGCTTGGTCGGTTCGACGCGGCACATCGACGGCTCTCGCTGCGCGGCCTCTAGGTGAACGCGCGGAATCCATACCGGCTTCGCCTTCTGCCTAGCACAGACCAGACAACCATCACCGGGGATCAAAGCTCTCCAGCCGCACTCACCGCACAGTTCAAGTGAGGTCTGGTCGTACTGCTCTTGGCGCGGTGCTGCGTAAAGGGCTATTTCTTTCGTAGGGTCGTTTGGTATGGCCCAAAACGATCCAGCCTTACCGTGATGTCTATTGGCCCAGTCAATTTCTGTCAAAGTTGTCCACGCCACCGGCTTCTCAACCTGCTGTGGCTGTGGGGCAAACATTGCCTCGACACTTTTGATTTGATCGCGCTCACAGAAAATAGACACAGTGTGGTCTGTGTCGATGGCAAGGTCAGCCACAACCATATCGTGCCCCCATTGGGTTTTGATCGGGGCTGGCATCCATGCCCATTCACGTTGTGGAGCAATCTGATCGGTCGGCTTCTCTGCCTGCTCAATAGCAGCGCGGAGGGCAGTTATTGCCTCTTGGCTTTTACTTTCAACCTTACGAGTTTTCCAAGCATCCTGTGGAGGGTCAGACAACAGCATGACGCCATGACTGCTTAACGCCAACTCCAATGCATCCAACGCTTGTTTCATGACCTCAACGCTCATAATTGTCTCGTCCACTCATTCAGGTACGTTTGTTTTAAACACTCCAGCGAACCGACAACCTCATAGAGGTTGTTGTGCGGGATGATGGCAGTCATGCGTAAACCGTCAGCCCGGAATCCTGTCGCAAGCAGAGATTGCAGGATGCCTGCTTTTGCGTCACTGAGGATGTCTTCAACTACCTGAATCAGGGCTTCGTTAGGTTGATTGGTTGTCGCCATCACGCCCGGCATAGCTTTGACGTTGCTCATCTCCGCCTCCACAAAAACCGCAGTGTCAGACCATCAACGAAGTTTTGTTTAAACCGTGTCTCCGGTGCCCAGATCACATAGCCAAGCACGATGCCAACGGCCCAGCCGATAAAGAAAGATTCGGTCATTTCTCACCTCGTGCTTTTGCGATGGCGGCTCGGGCTGCTTTCACCACATCATCCGGTGCCAGTGTCTGCCAACCGAGCATATCTTCCAGTGCACTCAAAAGATCAGGAGCGGCTGAAACAAGGCGGGCGTCTTCTGGTACAGACGGGCATCGCTTGTCGTCGTGAAAAATCGTCTCGTTGTTCGCGCCGATCACTGTGATGTGCGTAGAACTCTCTCGGATCGTCCACGGCCCTGGCGTATGGTTCATATCTCCCCCTTCAGCACTTTTGCTGCGTGCAGGTATTGCTTGTACTGCTGCTCATACAAACGCTCAAGCATCAGCACGCATCGATCACGCTCATAGGCTGCAACACGCTCTACAACTCGCATCAGAAAAGCCAAGTCCTTCTCTGGCGTCTCCGATAGCTCCCAGAACGCTCCAGCCTCAGCAGCGATCTTCAAGATCTCGTCTTGGTTCATTTGATTCCCCTGATGACAGCGATTGCCAGCATCACAATTGCGCCGCCGACAAACAGCAAGAAGTCAGTCATTTCTCACCTCGTGCTCGAATGGCTGCTGCGATGTATTTCGGATGCTGCACATCCATGCCTGCAACCATCTCGGCACACACCTCACGCTCGGCTTCTACCGCTTTCTGCACCAGTTCCTTGATGTAGCTATCCAGCGCTTCTATGACCTTCTGCGCGGTTTCATCTACAGGGACATCTGGATGCGCCCAGATACCGTCACGCGATATGCGGAATAGTTCTGTGTGGTTGTTCGCTAAAAACTGAATGTTTCCAAAAGGAGTGTTCTCAGTGTTCATTTCTC